AAAGGACAAATCAGGGCGCACTTTTTGGCCCTTCTAAATCGTAGTGACTGCCCTGATGCTCTTGCCGATACTTTCATTGATCAGGCAACAACCAGAATACAGAGAGTACTTAGAACTCCTGCACAAGAGGCTCAACAGACCTACACCATTACTAGTCAAACTTCACAGATCACACTACCTGCCAATCTACTAGAAATAATAAGTGTCTACATGGACGGAGTTGCCCTTACACGGATACCTCACCACGAGATGCTTCAAGCACAGAAGACTGGAGAACAAGGCATACCAAGACAGATGTGCCGACAACAGGCGCAGATCCTTCTACATCCACAGCCGACCACCGGAACCTTATACTTAGATTACTACGCTGAATTTCCATTGCTTGCCACAGACTCTGACAGCAACGCTTTGACAGTCATAGCCTCCGACATCCTCACCTACACTGCACTCTCATATGCTGCAGATTACTTTATGGATGAACGATCCGCTATCTTTGAACAGAAGTCAGGCCAGTTTCTTAGTGAACTACAAGAGCAAAGTAACTCTGCAGAACAGTCAGGTATTAATCAGGTGATGCGTCCAACCGTAAATTATGGAGATTAAAAACCATGGCAGCGTCTTTTTATTCATCGACTGGAGTCACTGGAAATTCACCTCTTGCAACTACAGAAGAGTCAGACGGCACACAATCAACTTCACCAACTAGTTTTTATTCAGAGTCAGGTCTTGCTAGTGAAAACATTACTGCAATACAGTCTAGCACGGATGCCGCTCAAACTTCAGAAACTAATGCAGCAAATTCTGCAACATCCGCAGCAAACAGTGCAACACAGGCAGACACTGCAAAAGTGGCATCTGAAACCGCACAAGCCGCTGCAGAAGCAGCTAGTACAGGTATAACAAGTAGTGCCAGTTCTGCGGCTACTTCAGCCTCAGACAGTGCGTCTAGTGCTACTGCCGCTGCATCAAGTGCTACTTCTGCCTCTACAGATGCTGCAACAGCAACTACTCAGGCTAACAACAGCGCATCCTCGGCAACAACAGCAACAACCAAAGCGTCTGAGGCTTCTACCAGTGCATCTAACGCTTCAACAAGTGAGACCAATGCGTCTGCTAGTGAGACTGCGGCAGCGGCCTCAGAAACTGCAGCGGCAACTAGCGAGACCAACGCAGCCACAAGTGAAACTAACTCGGCATCATCAGAGACTGCAGCGGCTGCATCAGAAACCGCAGCGGCTGCCAGTGAAACAGCGGCTTCGGCATCAGAGACTGCGGCTGCAGCAAGTGAAACAGCGGCGGCTGCCAGTGAAACAGCGGCTGCAGCAAGTGAAACTGCGGCAGCAACCTCAGAGACAAATGCTGCAACTTCAGAGACAAATGCCGCTACATCAGCAACAAACTCAGCCGCAAGTGCTACGGCATCGGCTGCTAGTGCGTCTACTGCTTCGACCAAGGCTTCTGATGCTTCTACTAGTGCATCAAACGCTGCAACAAGTGAGACTAATGCAGCAACATCAGCCACTAACGCAGCCTCTAGTGCTACGGATGCTCAAACGGCTCAAGCGGCTACAGAACTTGCTTTCGATAACTTTGACGACAAGTTCTTGGGTACGTTCTCGTCAGATCCTACCACCGATAACGACGGTGATGCTCTCGTTACTGGAGCGATGTACTATAACGACAGTAGTAATGCGATTAAGTTCTACAATGGTACAGCGTGGGAAGCACCGGAAACAGCGGCATCAAATAGTGCTACTTCGGCAACAACATCAGCAACTAACGCTGCAACATCTGCAACTAATGCAGCATCTAGTGCTACCGCTGCCGCAACATCAGAAACTAATGCGGCTTCATCATTAGCAGACTTTACTGGTCAATATAGCAGTGGTGCAACTGACCCTACGACAAACCTAAACACTGGAGATCTCTTCTTCAACACTACTGTAAATGAGTTGAAAATCTACAATGGCTCTTCTTGGCAAGAGGGCGTTACCACAGGCAACGCAACACAATCTGATGACGGACTTATGTCTTCATCTGATAAGACAAAGTTAGACGGAGTAGAGACAGGTGCAACGTCTGATCAAACTGATGCAGAAATAAAGACAGCCTATGAAAACAACTCAGATACAAACGCTTTTACTGATGTAGAGAAAACAAAGTTAACTGGCATCGAGGCAAATGCTACAGCCGATCAAACTGATGCAGAAATAAAGACAGCCTATGAAAACAATACCGATACAAATGCTTTCACAGATGCACTACAGACTAAACTCAATGGTATAGAGGCATCAGCCGACGTCACAGATACTACCAATGTCGTCGCGTCTTTAACGGCAGGTGATAACATCACGATTGCCGATGATGGTACTGTAGCCGCAGGTGGTGGTGAGATTACTGTGCAGGATGAAGGAGTTGACCTATCAACCGCTGCAACCACACTTAACTTCACTGGAAACGGTGTAGTTGCTTCTGGTACTGGGGCGGCAAAGACCATCAACATCACCGATACAAACACGACCTACAGTGTCGCTACTACTTCAGCAGATGGTCTAATGTCATCCACTGATAAGACTAAGATCGATGGTGTCGAAGCCTCAGCCGACGTAACGGATACAACTAATGTTGTTGCTTCTCTTACAGCGGGTACGAATATCACTATTGCCGCTGATGGAACTATTTCTTCATCTGGTGGATCTAACGCTGACACTCTTGATAACTTGAATAGCACACAGTTTCTCAGAAGTGATGCTAGTGATAGTACTAGTGGTACTCTTACTGTATCTCCGTCTTCAGACCAAAAGATTGTATTGTCAGGCTCAAGCAGCCCTTACATTCGTTGGCAAGAAAACTCTACAGACAAGTTCTATATTCAGTGGAGTACAAGCGGTTATCCTCTCTTTAGAAACCAAGAAACTGGTAACTTTGTTTTCAGACCTGCCGGAACAACAACTGGCGTTAGGTTTCGACTGCAAGCTAGTGATGGTGATGATTATGGTTCTGTATATGGTGATCATAACAACGACATTGGTTTTTTAGACCAAGACGGACATTGGGCGTACAGGCATAGAAATAGCAGTATTCATAATTGGCGCATAAATAATACCACCGAAATGGATTTAACTACTTCTCAATTAGACCTCAAAGGAAACAATTTAGTTAACGTTACTGATCTTTATGTAGCTGATCAAATCTTACACACTGGCGATACTGATACTTACATACAGTTTGCTACGAATGAAATTCGTATGCGTACAGCAAACTCCCAAGAGGTAACTATCAATTCAACTGGCGTCCGTCTAGGTGATACTGGCAACGGCTACTTTCAACCAGTCTCAGGCAGCTACGGTTCCATCCAAATAGACGGTGGAGCGCATGGGGGTTGGGAAGGTTATAGCATTGGTGGTCGTGTAGTATTTATGCACGATAACGGCAACAACATGGGTCTCTATAACGATGTGAACAATGAGTGGATGTTTTATGGCATTCTTAACGCGGCTACTTATATGTATTATAATGGTGCTAATAAGTTCCAAACAACATCAGGAGGCGCTCAAGTCAATGGTACTTTAAGTGTTACTGGTAGCATCTCAGGCGGCGCTGCTCCTGTTATGAGTGGTACTGTGACAACTGTGCCTGTAGGTGGCTATGTGAACGCTTACAGCAACTACCCAAACAATAGTTTTTACAACAACCCAATAGATCAGACTTTTTCAGCCTCATCTACCAACGTGAGGGTCTACTATTATAATGGGTCTTATCAGTACGATAACATCAATTACGGCACATGGCGTTTTTTAGGTCGTGATTATGCCTCTTACGGTGTTCTTTTACAAAGGATTGCATAATGACTGAACTACCAACAGAACCACAAGAACATCAGTACATCACAAGTTTAAAAGATTTAAAGTATGCAAATGCTGAAGGTACTGAGTATATAGCTACTGTCAAATATGAGCGTGACGGTGCGGATGCATTAGAAATTGTGGCGCGTTTCATGGATAGTGATGCTAAGACACTTCACATAGCTGAAGGTCTTGAAAGAATAAGGTCTGGTGAGTTTGGAGACCCTAGTCCTTACGTCCCACCTACTCAAGAAGAGTTGGATGATGATGAAGCCATCCATGTTCGCATAATTAGAGAAATGAAACTTGTTAGAGAGGTTGATCCTTTAGTGACAAATGCCTTGCGATGGGCTGAGTTGACACCAGAGAAACAGGCTGAGTGGACGCAGTATCGGACTGATTTACTTAATTTACCTCAACAACAAGGCTTTCCTAATAACGTAACGTGGCCTACAGAACCATCATAAGGATAGATACACATGACCGATAATGATAGTTGGCACCTATCGAAAAGCGTCCCCATCACTCTAATCATTGGCTTAATCACTCAAGGTGCAGCAATCGTTTGGGTGGTCTCGATGATGTATGGTGACATAGAAAGAAACACCAACAGACTAAGTGACTTAGACAACCGCCTGGACAAACTAGAAGACATGGTTTTTGCCCAAGCGATTGCAATGGCTCGAATAGACGAAAACATAAAAGCCATCAGGGACGATGTTCACAAGATGGCAACGAGGGAAATCGACTAGTCAAATGTTAGCGGAACTCGCCGCTTGCAACGCCGCCTTTACCACCGTCAAAAGTTTCCTCCAAAACGGAAGATCTTTAGCCGACTGCGCCTCGCAGATCGGGACCATTGTTGCAAGCAAATCGGCGCTAGAGGAAAGGGTACACAAGAAGAGATCTGGGTTTATGGCTCAGTTGAAGCAAACTCAGGCGCAAGATCTTGAAGAGTTCCTTGCGCTTGAGAAAATCAAAGAGACTGAAGAACAACTAATGCAAGTCATGATCTACCAAGGTCGTGCAGGTCTTAAGGAGGACTGGTTGAACTATCAAGCAGAAGCAAGGCGCAAGCGTAAAGAAGAGCGCCGTAGGGCTGAGAGAGAAAGACAAGAGTTTATAGAAGCGACAACGATTGCAGGTGTAGTCCTATTGGGACTGTGTGCAGCCGGAGCCGTTATCTACTTCTTCATCACACAGTAAGGAAAGCAATTATGATTGGTGCATTAACGGCAGTCTTGCCGAATGTCTTAGGTATTGTCGATAAGATGATCCCTGACAAAGCAGCCGCTGAGTTGGCTAAACAAAAGATTGAGATGGAGTTGGTGACAGCCGCCAATGAGATCAACAAACTACAAGCAGAAACAAACAAAGTTGAAGCCGGACATAGATCTATATGGGTTGCCGGATGGAGACCATTTATTGGTTGGTCGGCAGGGGTTGGCGTTTGCTACTTCTTCTGCATCCAACCACTTTTGCAATGGGGGGTAGCGATCTCGGGATCTACCATGACGCTACCCACGTTTCCCGAGGAGGCATTGTTCGAGATGGTGTTCGCCCTTTTGGGGATGGCAGGTCTCAGGAGTTTCGAAAAGATAAAGGGTGTCGCAAAATGAAAGATAATTGGATCGAGTGTCTAGCACAGATACTCAAGTCAGAAGGTGGCTTTGCAAACCTTAAACACGATAGCGGTGGCATCACGAATATGGGAGTTACCAAGAAAACTTACGAAGACTGGGTAGGCCGAGAGGTCACTGAACAAGAGATGCGAGATCTCACAATCGAAGACGTGTCCCCAATATACAAAGAGAGATACTGGGATAGAGTTCGCGGAGACAGCCTCAGTGACGGCTGCGACCTCCTTTTATTCGATCTTGCAGTTCACTCGGGTCCTCGAAGAAGTGTAAAGATTGCCCAACAAACGGCAGGGACTGTAGTCGATGGTCTAATAGGACCCAAGACAGTCGCGGCAATCAACGCCATGGATCAAACAGATTTCATCAAGAAGTTTTCTGAAAACCGTTTGGAGTTCTACAAGCGTATTGAGGCGTGGAAACACTTCGAGAACGGCTTTAGAAACAGAGTCAAAAAAACACAGATCGCTGCCCAACAGATGGTCAAGTAGATCTGGTAACAACGAAAGGTACGGTGATCGAATATCTTTCTAACTTAGCACTGGTCGCTTCTATGGTGATCAGTGTTTTTTGTTTGCAAATGTAGAGTTGGATAACTATGTGTACCAGTGGATACTTCGGTATCAGGGGGGACAGAGTGTGATCGGCTAGTCTGGACAGCCTGTCCCTCCACAACATCTACGTCAATCGCGCATCACCCTTAAGTATAACTGCATGGCCTACGATTGGTCTTCCACAGATTTCTGATGCTTCCTCATTGTAAGGAAGTTGCTTCATTCTGCCGTCTTCATTCACGACCATCTGCCATTCTGGTTTGTGTGGTAGTGGTATGAGTTCCGCATAGCCACCAACAAGACCTTGAACAACTTTTAAAGTCGGCTTGTCTTCATCGTGTTCAAAAAAAGTAATCATCGTTTAGTTCCTTTGTCTAACTCTACGGTAAACATTCCGTCCTCTGCGTCAATACTCGAGACTATCGACATGTACTGATTGAACGCCAAGATTATCACTTGGAACTCTTTTAGATCTTCTGCCCACTGCCTGATAAACACACGACCATCGTGCTCTATGTAGATTTCTATGTCTTCGTGTTTACCACTATCATCAAGAGCGACGACCTTCGTGTGGTTGTCTTCAGTCTCTACTGTAAACATTTGTTTATTTCCTGTGTGTCGTGGGAAAGGCCCCGAAGGGCCTCTCGTTTACGCTGCCTCGATGTCTACAAGTTCACAGACGCCACCAACGCAAGCCATGGTCTGACTGCCTTTGGTTGTGTCTTCCGTCTCGTATTCTGTAAGTTTCGACCAGTCTATCCGACTTGGCATCTTTCGCTTGGCTGCCTCATACTCCACCTCCGAGCAATCCTGATAAGGTGCTTGTTGGTAGGTATGCTCAAACCTTGGTAAGAAAGAGACACCAGACATTTCGTCAAAGTGCTTATAGACAAATGCGCCTACCTCATTCCACTCCTCTTCTCGGACATCGATAGTCACTGAAGGCTTATGACAGGTAAAGTGTCTCTGATACGTTAGCCACATGTTCAACTGATCGATGGCTGACATATCGTGTCTAGTCACAGATCCAACCGGACTTTTCATTGGGAAACTAAAGACAGTTGTTTGGTCAGGCTTCATGACGCACGGCTCACTCGGGATGCCTTGGTCTGTCATGAACTGTGTCAATGGATCTTTGTTGTCACCTCGGACTGTTCGTATGTAGAAGTCAGCGTATCTCGCATGGATGCCTGACGCTGTATCGCAGAGTTGACTAACAGTCCCCGAGGGTTTGACGGCAGTTACTGCAGCCGCCTTATTGATACCCAGTCTCTTCGCATAGTACTCATTGGTATCTACTGCGATCTTTCTTAAGACTTTCAGTCTACCTTCTAGGGCAGGTTTCTTTCCGTTTGTTAGTGGACTGTCCATGATACCAGTCATGCTGACGCCTAGCAGTGCCTCTTTCTCTGTCGTCTCTTTCCAGACTGAACGGAGGTAGGGGAAGTAGGTGAAGGATGCCTGTATAGTTC